CTCGGGCGCCGCCATCGCATAGTCGGCCGCCTCTTTCGGTGTCCCCAGCTTCTCCCAGCCGTCCCACTCGAGAATGTCACTTTCCTCGGCCGGCAAGACCACCTTGTCGGCGCCGACTGCTTTCTCGAGGTTCACATAGGACTTCATAACGTCGGCGTTGGACTGCCATCCCTTGGCGTCGATCACCTCGCGATAGTCATCGAGCCCCTCGGTCCAATTACTCTCGGAACCCTCGGGGTTGCCCGTATCTACGGACCCTTCGGTGTCAGCCATCTTCTTCTCCTATCGGTTGGACTGTTCCAGTTGCTATGCCTAGCATCTGGTCTTCGGTCAGCGAGAGGATTTGGACAATCCGCCTCACCATGTCCCGGGCGCCCTCCATGTGTTGCAGTTCACTGTCTGGCCTAACGCCAGTAGTGATGAACAACCCCGAAACCTTCATCAAATCATTCAGAATGATCTGTCCTTGCGGCGTATGACGGAAAATATCCCGGTACGCATTAAGAATCTCCACTTGCACCTTATTCTGTTCATCCGCCATTCAGTGTCCCCCTGTCGCGTCAAATTTATTGCGGCGGTGGTATCTGTCCTCGAGCCGCAATCTCGGAGATGGTGTTCGCCGCATCGGCCGCCGGCCCCGCGTTGTTGATGAGGTTCTGGGTCTGCGCTTGCTGGTCCCTCTGTTGGCGGATTGCATCGATGTCCTCTTGGCTGCGAAGAATGCGCTGGGGGACGCCATTGGTATCGGCCAGAGTGCGCGTGATCTCATCGGTATCAAAATTATCCATGACGCCCGGGTCCACCGCGGCGATTGGCTGAACCATTTCAAGAGTTCTCAGAATACCGATGCCCTCTTCCGCCTTCATTGCTCGAGATAGCGGCGAGACATACTCGACCTCATACTCGCCACCGGCCTCGATCAGGATGTCGGGGAGCGCCGGCAGTTCGCCTTGCTCATCAAGAATATCAAATTCCCGATCGATCATCGGACCCAGGCTCTCGGTCTGTTGGCGGCCTATGGTCGGCGCCAGCAAAGCGCCCTTCTCCTGGGCTCGTTGCAAAACCTCTGTCGCAGTCATCGTCGGTGTCTCCACCAGTATCTGGAAGAGAGTAACGAGGAACGCATCGTTGATAACCTTGCGGCGTTGATCCATCATGTCCAGGCCAATGTCTATTCTTGCCCCGGTATTCAGTGGCTGGATCGGCGCCTGGGAGCGGCCGTCCATCCTGGCGAAGGTCACGGCGCCCGGGTTCGTATTCACCGGGAACAGGACGCCCTCATCGGCAATCAATAACGGCGGGTCCACCACCTTCTGGCTGGCGCGGATCACGGTCTTGGACATCTCGTTGATCATCTTGATGTCAGGCAAAACCGTCATCGCAGGGCTACGCCCGAACGTCTCCCGCGGGCCGGTGTTATACCGGCTCACGATGTAGGGCATGGTGTCGAACCCGCCCTCCTCGATCGGCTGTTTGGTCTTGACCTCGAAATAACCTGAGAAGATCGGCTTGTTCTTTCGGTCTGGCCGCGTGATATCCCGGTCAGTCCTGGGCATGACCACATGCAGTAATTTGATCCGGCTGTCTGGCTTGTCGGCCGCCAGCTTGCGAATGTCATCCGACAGGTCGCCATCCTTAAACATCCTCAACGCCTGACGCGCCGACACCTCGAACTGACGGTAGACGGTGTCGATTCGGCCATGCTCGTTCTCTGCAATGAACAGGTCGGCAAGGTGGATGGCGCGATACATCAGGCCGCGGCCCGGGGCATGATCGACAAAGGTGCCAGCGGTACCGAATGCCCCCAAAGACATATATCCCTCATGCATCTGAGAGGCGAAGCCGGCAGTCGGCGAATTACGCCGTGCGAACATCACCGCCTCGACGCGGTCAAAATATGCCTTCACGTCGGGATCATTATTAAGCGCGCTGTTGGTGGTACGAAGCGTATGCCAGCGGGCGCCGCGAGGCGTCAACAAACTCTCGACAGCGGCGGCAAACCGCTCGAGCGCCAAGGCCGCCGTCGCGTCATACAGCTTTGATGTCCGTTTATCGCCTGGAGTTCTCTCTCCCACAAACTCGGCTGACCGCGGTAAGACACGCTCCGCGATCTGTTCCCAGTGGTCTTCCCAGACGCCGCGGCTGCGTTTCAACAATTCAAACCGTGCGAAAATCTCGTCGGTGCCTGTCGCCATGCTAAACCCCTAGCAACGTGGTCTTGCGGATTGCCTCGATGTCGGTGCCTCGAGGAGTGCCGTTGAGGATCGTTTGCGGCCCCTTGTTCTGTGCCGTGCCGCCGGCGATTGTAGACTGCGCCAACCGGGCTGCCTGATCAAGCCGCTGGCCCAGGGAATTGGTCGCAACCTTGGTACCGCCGGGACCACGTTTGTGGTGGCCGGGATGACCAAAACACACGGCTACCCCCCCAGCAACGTGCGGCCGACATTCGCCTGATCGAGAGCGCCAGAACTGGCAAGGATCGAGCCTCGACCGCCAGCGGCAACACGCGCCCGCTTCTTGGCTGCGCCGCCGACCTCAATGATGTTCTCTCCCGGCAGCGGTAAAGGGGGAGGAAGAGGCGCCGGGAGAGGGGCAGGGGCAGGGGCAGGGGCAGGCCGTGAACCAACGCACATGTTACTAACCTCCTAGCAAAGTTTTCTGGCCGGTGCTTGCCTCATCGGCAATCCCCAGCGGAGAAGTCAAGATCGTGGAGCCAAGACCCTTAGCCGCCAACTGCCGCTTGCGCTTCGCCTCGGCAGCGGCGTTCACGGCGGGATCGTCCCGCGCCGGGGGCGGCTCTGGGGGCGGCGGCAAGGGAGGAATCGGCGGTGCCTTTGGCATCTTCGGTGCGAATGGTCCGAAACACATTGGTGAATTCTCCTTCCCGCTCCAACCTGGTGCGGGTCCATGAGTAGCAATGATAAGTTTTCCGGCTGGGTCCATAGTCCTCGAGGGTTGCCTCGCGTCGAGCGCCAAGACACTCAAGCCAACGATGAGCAACGTGATGATCATCCATGCTCCAACAGTCGGCGCGAACACCGCCAGCGTCGATCAGTTCGTACATTAGCTCCCGCTTGATGTTCCGCGTCACCGTCAACGCAACCTCGGGCCAACGGTCTGTCGAAAACATCCAGACCGAATACCACAACGGTCGAGTCAGGTTCGCTCCCCAGGCCGCCACCGGGGCGCCATCATCGGCAAACGCCACCCGGGAATAACCGCCGCCATAGATCGAGGCCGCGGCCAAGTCCTCGGGCTTGCCCGTCCAGACCAACGGCAAAATCTCCTCGGCGTCCAACCGGCGCATCCGCCGTGCAATAAACACAACGTCAGAATAAATCGCTTCCCGTATCTCAGTCAAAAGCCGATGCCTCGGGCGCCATCACACGGCCGCCACCAGGAAGACGCCCGGTCCTTGCAACCGCCGCCATCTGATCGTCATCGCCATCACGCAAGCCAATCGCCAAATACCTCATGGAATCGGCGCAGTGCGACGACCAATCGTGATTGGGCCGATCCTTCCAATCGCCAGTGCGATCGTTGAATTGTCGGTGGTAATGCCGCAACCCCTTCAAACCAACAGCGCAATGCCCCCGGTCAAAGAAACAACGAGGCAATATAGCCCGCACCGCCTCAATGCCGTCAGCCACCGGCAGCTTGGGGACAACAGTCGGGCGAATCCCAAGACCCTGTAAAATCTCATAACGGGATGACCCTGAGCCCAATTCGCGGACCATCACGTCATGTGGGAATAAATACCGGCCATAGGTATACGGCCGCTCCCGTAAAATCTTGATGTAATGATGAAGCCCCTGGCCGCTCTCCTCGTAATAATCAATGACGCGGATGACATTCTCACGGGGCATCGTCTGGACAAACCATATCGACGTGCTATCGGCTATCCCCAAATCAAACGAAACAGTGACATCAAGATTCGGTTCCCAGGGGACAAGACCAATACGCCCGTCGCCCTCGGCGGCGTCTAGCTGCTTGGCATAATAAGCGCCAACCAAAGCCGCGCTCCATGAACACTCGAACTCCTGGGCGTACTGA